CCAGACGCTCTCGGAGGTCGATCTCCTCCTTGATAGAGCTAACCATAGCATCTCCTCCTTGCCATTTTCTATCGCCGTAACTATAGAAGGCACCAGCACGAGTAATAACCTTGTTAAGGACCCCAAGTGAAGCAATCTGCTTAGCAAAGTCGTATTCACCGGGAGGAACTGATCCCCCGTCAGCAAAATAAAAGTCTAGGTATGCCACTTGCGATGGTGGGGCAACCTTGTTCTTGAGGGTACGAACCTTGATAGTCTGACCGATACGGCGCTTGCTATCTCCTGAACCAACCTCTAACCACTCATCACGCTTGATCTCAAGACGAGTAAAGAAGGCATAGTCTTTGCCTAATCCGCCGGGGGTGGTTCGTGGATCTCCGTACATGACGCCGATCTTTGAGCGCCACTGATTGATGATCAAACCAATAAAAGGTCGTTCCTGTTCAGTAAGTGAACGCTTGCTAGCGGGACCTACCTTACGGAAAAACTTATTAGTTAGGAGCGCTCCCTTTCCGACGGTGAACTCATCCATGTCTTTCTCATCTTCTGCACCTGGAACCAGAGCAGGCAAGGAATCAACAACAATACAATCGATAGACTTACTTTCAGCAATTTTGATAACTGTTTCAAATGCTTCCTCCATAATATTCGTGGATACTACGTAAACGCGTGATAGATCCACTCCGCATAATTCTGCATAAGAAGGAACCCATTGTTCTGCAGCTACCCAAACTGCTGTAAAATCTGGATCTTTTTCTTGATTGGCTGCAATAGTTTTTAGGGCAATAGCGGTTTTACCATTACTGGCTTCTCCTACTAACTCTGCCCATTGGTTGGTCGGCCATCCGCCACCCAAAATTACATCAAGTGATAATGAACCTGTTGTCATGTGAGAAATTAGATCTTCTCTAATCTCTGATCCTAGGACAATAGCCCCTGGATTCTTCTTATTAACTAATGCGATGGTTTTTAAAAGTTCTTTGTTCTTCTCCGCTGTTGTCATTATTCGAGTTTACCAATAATCGTCGTAGGATTCCAACCGCCAGTTGGCACTTGAAAGGCTTTCTGTGTAGGACCTGCGGATGGGATATTTACTCCACCTGCACCACTACCTGATTGAACTTTAGGGTACCCACAGTCATAGCACCGCCATGCATCTTGTGGACCGTTCTGCGTGGCAATTGAACCCACTTTCATGTAATTTCCACTACGGCATTCTGGGCAAGCGCCTGAACTAGAAACACTTCCCATTGGACGACCAGTAGGTTGTTGTTGTGGTTGTTGATATGTATCCATAGGTCGTTGCGAGGGAGCCAACGGCAGATCGGATGACCGTGTTGTGGGCGTAGCATTACCACCCGCATGTTTAGACCAGAAGTTACTCATCTCTTATTATTCCTCCTATAGCGTTTATATCTATTAAGCCCAATTCTACTCCTGAGGACAGGGTAGAAATAATCCCAGACATAGAAATCATCTTGTAAATATCTTCTATCTTATGGTATTCAGAGTGAAGGTCTTCAGAATCTAAATCTATTCCTGCCTCACGCATTCTTTCAAATTGAACGGCGGCCATAGCTTGAGAATTAATATCGGCCATTGCCTCGATAAAGGGAAGTAACCCCATGATCTCCGATAGTCGATCTTCGCTACCCTGTAGTTCGGTTTGCTTACCCTCTTCACTAACCGGAAGCATTCCTACGGCTTTGGCAACATAGTTTGGATCTTCTATAGAAGCGTCATAAAAATACCAGCGAAGTAAGGTGGCAACAGACACCTCAATAATTTGAGGTTCAAATTTAGGTTGCCAAAATTTCCAACTCATTGATCTTTAGCCTCTCCCCACCGCTCTACAACTTTAATATCTGCAATTAAAGGAACCTCTAAAAGATCAATATCTTCCATGGCTCTTCTAATAGCGGATACAGTTTCCTCCACCAGATTGTCTGGGGCTAGGGTAACCAATTCATCGTGAACTGTGAGGATTAGTTTAGCCTCTTTAGGCAAAAACTCATAAGCGCGAACCATAGCCCACTTAATAATGTCGGCCGCAGTTCCTTGAATACGTGTATTAAAGGCTTGACGCTCCGCCCCAGCCCGCTCTCCTTTATCCGAGGAGTTTAATTCTGGCAAAAACCGTTTACGTCCTAGGCGGGTCTTGATGTACGGGATAGGCTCCTTTTGCCGGGCGTATTGAATAACGGTTTTCTTATACGACAAGATGGCGGGGAACTCTTTACCAAAGTCTTCTAGTAGTTGCCGAGCCTCGGGAACCGTCTTATTAATCTTCTTAGCAATCTTTTCGGCTCCAACACCATAAGCAATTGATAACACTAATTCTTTTCCCGCCTTGCGATCCACGCCAACTCTATCGCCTACGGTGGTGTACAAATCACGCTTCTCTTTATACGAAAGTATCATGGTTTCTTCTTTAGCCAAAGAAGCAATAACTCTAGGTTCAATTTGACTGTAGTCCGCTACAATTAATTTGTAACCTTCGGGAGCAATAAATAGGTTTCTAATCGCCTTGCCGTTAGGGGTATGCGGTGCTGGAACATTTTGAAGGTTTGGGTTACGGCTGGAAAAACGACCTGTCTCGGCCCCGTGCTGAATAAAGTCACAGTGCAATCGACCATTGATAAGCATGCTGTCTTTGGTTTCTAATTTAGCTTTGCCGCCTGTGGTACGAACTACCTCACCACCCAAGTATGGAATAACATACGTGCTACGCAATTTATTTAAATCAGAGTAATTAAGTAGGGCATTTACTAAAGGATCTTCTTCTCTAAACTCTTCTAATGCTTCGGCTGATACAGAGTAGTCACTAATACTACGTTCCTTTGCCAATTTTCCTTTACCCTTACCCGTCAATAACTTTGGCTTAAGTCCCCGGTTTCCGTCTTTTACTGACCCGTATAAAAGCTCTTGCTTCTCGGGGTTTGAGTTTAAATTAAATTGACGACCAGCAATCCGAAAAATATTTGCCTTTGCTTCTTCAATATCCGCGTCTAAACGCCTGTCTAATTCAAAAAGCGCTTCTAGATCCAGGGGTGCACCTGTAAGTTTCATGTCACAAAGTACTCGGAGCACCTTCATCTCAAGGTTCATTGTGGCTTGAACATCAGCCTCAATGACCTTCTTACTAATAATCTTCCACAATTCCCATGTGTACTTGGCATCAAGTTTGGCATATAGGGCTACCTCTTGAAAAGAGTACTTCTCTACTTCTGCTCCCACACCCTTTTCCATCTCAAAACCCATTTCTCGCTTTAAGCAATCCGCTAAACCACAACGATTCTTGTTACGGTTGTCGGATATAAAAGAAGCAATCATGGTGTCAAAATAAGGCTCAGCTGGTACGCGACCACCGTAGTACTTAGCAACGGAGGTTAAATCAAAAATAAGGTTGTGACCTACTTTTAAAATATTTTCGTTAAACATCAAAGGCTCTAACGCTGCAAATACTTCTGCGGGGTATAATTGCTTTGGTGGATCAGTAAAAACCTTAGTTGCTAATTTGGATGAGCGTGAATAATCAGCATCTCTAATGGTCAACCCAGAGTCCGCACGCTTCTGTCCTTGCCCAGTTAAGGGCTTCACAACCTCTTTTAAATCACCGTTTGGATGACCCATAGGAATAACATCCGAACGCCCCCAAGTAGAAAAACTAATCCAAAGCACCTCATTAACAGGCGTGTCTCCGCGTCGATCGCCAACGGTTTCTACGTCATAAGCAAAGGCATCTTGCTTCATGTAATAAGCGATCATCTCATCAAGCGCTTCTTTAGTTGTAATTGCTTTTACTTCGTGTATCAACTTATCCCCCAATGAGTAGAGGCGCTAGCCTATAAGTACTAGCGCCCCCACGTCCAATTTGATTACTTAAGCTTGTCAGCCAACTCTTGAAGATCCTTTAAGCTAGAACGTGAAATCAAACGCTCTGAACTGTATGGGGTGATGGTCTTTGCAAACGCCTGAACGTCTGCTTCGTTGACACCAAAGTCTTCCTGAAGGTCGCGCGCCTTCACTGGAATCATTTGATAGCTTGTATTCTGCTTAACGCCTGTACGGGAAAGTGTCCAGTATCCGGCGCTCAATGGACCAAAGCTGCCTGATGCGTGCTGTTGCAAAGTTTCGTAAAAACGAACAGACGATACGGTCATTACTTGATGGAGGAAAGGCTTAACTCCGAGGTTGATAACGTTGAACTTATGCTTTGAGACTGGCTTATGAACAACATCAAGACAGAGTGGGCAATTACTGCCGAGACAGACGAATGTTCGACGACCCTCAGTGATTTCGTTGATCCAGTGCTCTTTATAGTTAACGACTGGTGCGTCGTCGATAAAACGGACAAGCGTACGAGTTTCTGAGTATTTGAAGTCATCTGGATATTCTCCTCCTGAGCGCTCTTCTGTTTGCCAGCCTGATGTGATGCCAATTGAAGAAGCATCTACTGTTGTTGCTGGACGAGCATCTACTGAGAACTCGTCGTCTTCTGTTACGAAGCTTGTTGCATCTAGATTTTGGTTGATTCCCATTTATTTTTATCCTTAGTTTATTTATGGTTATTTATGGTTATTTAGTTTTGTTCGTGCTGTCTTATCTCTTCCCACGTTTCCGTGAGTTTTGATGTTATACCCCTGTGCTTAGCCCACTCTATACGGTTAGCGTGTAAAACACCAGCCTTGGCAAAGATATTAATCGCCGCCTCAATCATGGCCCGTGTATATAAACGCCGACCTTCTCTCATCTCACCGTTCTTGTCAGGTTTGGCTGGCAAGCGGTAAGGCGACAGAGGAATGTAGCCTTCCTTCATCCACAATCGTATCGTAATGATCGGCCGATTCAAAGCCGACGCGAGCGCCCCAATTGTGAACATTTCTATGTCCTTGCCGTTGGGCAGGGTCCGCATCTTGGGGTGCTTATCCCAAGCAACTTTTTCTGGAGTTTCTTTTACTGGGGGAGTTTTGATCTTTTTTTTGCTTCCCGGATAAAAAAGGTCTCCAAAGGAGTCTTCAATAAAATCTGAGGTCATAGTATGAAAGCGTACGTTACCTTAGTATCAACAAGCGAATCGATCTCTTCTTCAGTGATCTGACCCTTGTAATGGGCCGCCATAATGGCGTCGTCTTTAATAACAGGTACGTATTCAACGCAGTCTTCCCAGATACCCTTAGCCTTAAGCATTTCCTCAGCTTCTTCGAGCTTAATGGATTTACTTTCTTTACGCTGGTATGTGAGTTTAAGATCGTCGTTAAGTTCTAAGCGGAGGTGACCGCTATCGTCCTCTGTGCCTTCAGCTTGCAACACAGCGACTAATTTGTCGCGCAAAAGTTTCTTGCGATCAGCAAGTAATTTTTCTTGATCTTTAATGGCTCGGTACTGTCGAGCGTCTTCTACATAGTCTTGAAGTGCCATGTAAGCCTCCCTTTTGGGAGTAACTTAGGGCTTAGTTGTGGGTCTTGTCAACTTTAATGTAGTGCTCAAGCGCCTTGATAATCACGCTTGTGACGGTAACCTTTTCAGCAGCAGCTTTCTTCTGCACAGCAAGCCAGAGGTCATCGGAGACCCGGATTGTGCGCGTAGGCGTCTTAGGTGCGTTAGGCATTAGATAAGTCTACCCGTTTGGGCGCTCTTCTAGGTTCGAAACGTAGGGTGTTTGTATGTGAGAATCTGGGGCTACATTTGGCTTGTTCTGTGAATTTGATGGCATAGCCAACCCAGCCGTTGCTGCCGTTACCGCCATGCCTATGTGCATTGGATCGGTAGCAAAGTTACTTGATTTCCAAGCGGCTAGTCCAGCCAAGGAAGACAAGATAACTGATTTAGGATCTTTGATCGGGAATTTGAAGGACATTCATAATCTCCTTTACATTGCGACGAATCTCCTCAAGATGGTCATGAGACGCTTGATCCAGTTTAAGATCTTTTTCAATAATGCGTCGGTCTTCATTTCCAGATCTATTGGTTGCATTAAGAATTAACCCAGAAAGCAAAATAGATTCTAAAGAAACAATAAGTGTTAAAAGCCCATAAGGAAACGCTTCAAACCTAAACGCTACCCAAGATCCCCACCAAACAGCGTGAAAAAGCATAAACCAGTAAGAAGCAAAAGCCGTTGATGCCCAGTCCGAAACAGCCTGAAACTTAACAGCAATTCCTTTTTTCTTTCTATACTTTGTCATGAACCCGCCTTAGCTGTCATAGATGTGTATGTCCAAACGTCAATGCCTTTTCCTATAGAGGCTTTTAATCCTGGGTATTGTTTTTGATACACAGGTATGAGAGCAATCTCTTCTGCTGTTAAAACATTAGATACAAGATTTGCTGGGAGTAGTCCTGCATTAGCCAGTGCTCTAGCAACAATGAGTTCTGCTGTTCCCTTTGCGCCAACTTTAAAAGCCGAAGATCCTGGAAAAGGTGGAGCAACAATCACGGTTGTTTTTGTTGCAGGAGGTGTTGTAGAAGACGTGTGAGTTGCTAAAGCTGCCCCGCCTCCACCTAAAGCAGTTACAGCGGCGGTTCCAACAGCAACTGGCTTAGTAGCAAGTTTGCTGACGGCGGGTGCGTGAACTGCGGCATAGGCTGGACGAACGATAGCCATAACGCCTAGGTAAGGGCGATGTCTACGGAATACGCCAATACCATCTGCCTGTGATCCAACAGCATGATCGGCGCTTGTGTTTGCCTCAATAGTTGTTATGCCGTCTGCGGAAGCGCCCTCAATAATACCCACGTGTTGGGGAACGCCTGTACCGTCCCAGCAAAAGAACACGATGTCGCCGGGCATACCTTTGTACTTGTCTACAACAGCGCCCTTTTTCTGAAACCAGCGAAGGCCTTCTGGGCAGTAACTAAAACCTTTAGCGGTAGACGCCGCTACTAAACTTGACGCCCCAGCTTGGTCAAATACCCAGCTAACAAACATCGCACAGTAAGGATCGTTATCTAGACCATACCACTGCCCGTACTTTGTCTCGTTGTTTGGACCCTCTACATAGCCAATTTCTTTGGCGGCAATATTTACTATATCTAAACCTGTTGCCATTATTACCCCCTATATTTTCAAGATACAACAAAAAGGCAAAAAGTTCAGCACATATGTAGTTACTGTGTTTGTAATACTGTGCTAATGGCTTATACACCTGCACCCGGCGATTATGGCGTCGTACACACAAATGGATTCTTTGGCAAGTTAATTAGACTTGGAACATTGAGTCGTTGGAACCATGCTTTTGTTTACATCGGTAACGGACAGATCGTTGAAGCAAACCCGTCTGGCGTTGCTATTAGCCCAGTTGATAAGTACCCAGCCTATTATGTAGCGTGGAACCAGCACGAAAAACTAAACGAAGAACAGCGGATGCAAATTGTTGCTCACGCTAAATCTATGGTTGGTGTGTCTTATGGTTTTGTTGATATTGCTAATCTAGCATTTCGTATTCTTGGTTTAAAAGTTATTGCTAATACAAAAATATTTAAAACTGCAAGTAAGCGCTATGGAGTTATTTGCTCTGAATTAGTAGCGGAATGTTACGGAGCTGCTGGTATTGACTTTGGTAGCCCAATTTCGGTTACGCCGGGCGACTTGGCTTACCGCCTTGTTTACCAGTGATCAAACGTAAGTATTAACCATAAACTGACGAAGGCTTCCCAAAGTCAGGTTAAGTTCTCCCTCTTTATCAATACCCTCACCGTCCACGATAGCGGCAGCTACTGAGTTCTTTTGCTGAAGCATCTCGTGTTGACGTTGTTCAATTGAGCCAGCAATTAAAATATCTTGAATAACTATTGATGGCCATTTGGACGAGGCTCGTTTGATTCGACCGTTTCGTTGAACCGCGCCTCCCGACGACCAAGGTAGGTCATAATTAATAAGAAGATTAGCCGCTGGCAAATCAACACCATAGCCACCGGCATCAGAACTAACAAGAACGCGTACATCAGGTTCGGTATTGAAAGCAATTTTATTATCTTCTTTCGTCCTAGCGTTAAGACGACCAGTGTACGTCCGACACCCATACGATTTCAGTGCTTCTGAGATCTTATCTACCATCTCAATGTATGTTGCAAAAATTACAACTTTATTTTCTGGATCCGTGTCAAGGAAATCCTTAACGTACTCGTCAAGCACCTTTAATTTAATACCCTCTGGCAAGTTATCGAGAAGACCTTGCTCCTGCAAACCAGCTGCATAAGAGGAACCTTCTCCCGTATCCCCAGCTATGTACTTTTTAGCACTGCTAATTAGCAAGTCTGGGTGCGAGGAAAGCATCTTTAAAGCGCCAACTCGTGACATGATTTTTCCACGCCATTCGTTTTCTAAGTAGTTATTATCGCCTTTATCTAAACCATAGTGAGTAAAGACATTAAAGTTTGATCCAAATAGGTTTTGTGCTTCGTCAAGTTCTCGAATCAAATCATCTTTAATGTGCTCGTATAACTTTGCGGTCTTCTTGTCTAAAGTTACATATAGAGGTTCCGCATGAAGAGAGTCTGGCAAAAAGGGAGCCACATCTGGGTCTTTTTGGGCTTTGCGTACGCAGGCTTCCGCTAACCGCTCGTGAAGAACAGGTAAATTACGATAGCGGGAAACACCACCAAAGTTATTTCTAACAATAAAAGCCTTATCAAAGATATCAAAACGACCAAGAACTGAGTCATCTACAAATTGCATGATGCTGAAGAGTTCTTCTGGTTTACCGTTCTCAATTGGGGTTCCTGTAAGGGCAAACTTGTATTGAACGTTGCTGAGTCGCTTTACAGCCTTTGAACGTTTAGATCTAAAGGATTTGATAGCGGTGGCTTCGTCAAGTACTACAAACCCCCGTGGAAGTCTTTTAACGCTCTCCCAGTCGTTTACTACCTGCTCGTAGTTCATAATCACGTAATCAACGTGTGATTCTTTCCAGTTGTACGCCTCCTCGTATTGAGCGGCGCGTTGCTTAGGGGTTCCATCAATAACTATAGTTTTAGAGGATCCCTCAGTAAACTTATCAATCTGGTTAGCCCATTGATATTTAAGGCTGGAAAGACAGATAACCATTCCCGGCTCCCGGATAGATCCTCTGTCCATCAGCTTCTCAAGCGCAGCAATAGTAATTACTGTCTTTCCTAGCCCTAAATCGTAAGCAACAAGAATCTTATTACGAGCAATCATCTTGTCAACTGCGTAGGGTTGGTAAGGAAGCAGGGAGCCTTTAAATGTCATTTCCTTTTCTCCAATGCAGATAGGAGCGTATGTATACAGCACTATAGGCTAGGGAGGCAAATATGAAGCCGTACTGGTGGGAAGTAACAGCATAGATAGACCAAAGGCACTCATTAAACAGTAACAAAAACCAACCCCAAATAGTCTTGCTACCTACGACAAAGATGCCTGTGGTTCCTACAATAGCAAGTACCCATGACCACATTAGTTTTGCGCCGCCAAAGTAAAAGACGTAATTTTTTCTTTGAGGTCTTCAATGGAACCATCGTTAACAATAATCTGGCTAAACCCATGATTATCCAAAGCCGATTCTGATATGTGACTGTTGGTAGCAATAACTTCGGGGCGTTCTACTCTCCAAAGTTGACCCTCAAATTGATCAATCATGTTTGCTTCGTTAAGGAACCGGACATCACTAATAACGTAATTCTTTCCGTATTCCATTTTGCGTAAAGCCGTTTCAATCCAAATCTCGGAATCAACAACCTCTCGCATGGAAACTCCAAGGGACTGAAGTAAGCGTCGAACTTCTGGGTGCGCCTTTGCTAACTCCCAACCGTTTTCTTCAACGTAGTCGTAAATACGAGTATTATCAATAACAAAAGGATTGATTTGTAAAAGTAATTCTCTAATAGGATCAGCAAACGCTATGCGTTCAAACGCATAATCTTCTACAAGGATATTTGCTACTGTATCTTTTCCGGAACGTGCATAACCAGATAATCCAATAATCATAATAGTGCTCTTCTCCCGTGTAGTGAATGCTTAGCGTTTGCTAAACCTATCTCAATCTCTTCCTTGCTCATACCACCTACGTCTTTCTGATCAGTGTGGCGGTAGTTAAAAAACCAACATTCAAAATTAAACTCTTTAGACTTCTTCAGCATTTCCTCAGACGAGGCTTTACCAGCGTCGTCGTTGTCTAAAGCAAAAATAATCTTGCCTGCCCCACGAATAAGGTTTAATTGATCAATAGAAATAATTGAGCCGTAGGTGGACACGCCCCCGTGCACACCTACGGACATCAACCTGGCCGCATCGAGTGGGGACTCGACAACTACCATCTGATCAAACTGTTGAACGTTCTTGTAACCAAAAAGAGCTTTGCTTTTATGGATACCTGCGGGAAAATTTTTAAAGTAACGATTAAAGACCCCCTTCTCTTGCCAACCCCACAACTTATTAGTATGCGGGTCGCGTATAGGAAGGATCCATGACTCTTTCTGATTGTCGTAAAGGATCTCGTAAAAAGTTGTTGCGGAGGCAGTTAAGCCTCGTGACTTCCGAAGTTCTAGGGGTACGTCAACAAATGCTGCAAGGTTTGCCTCAGTCAAAGAAAAATATTCTTCTTTGGGCTTTGGCTTAGGTTTTAACGCTGCTTCTAATCGCTTGCCTAATGTGGATGTCACCCAATCGTCTGATTGCTCTATCGGTGTTCCATTGAGGTAAGCGATTAGAAAGTTAAGTCCGCCTTTAAAGCCACATGAAAAACAAATATGTGCTCCAGTATCGGCGTTGATCCACCATGAGGGATTACGATCTATATGACCTGTACGACCCAAGTGACCGGGGCAATAGCCATTGACCTCAGACCCTCTGGTATTGGTAGTTTCAATATTAAGGGTGTCAAGGATGCGGATTAGTTCGTCGGTGGTCAAATGTCGTCCTCTTCAATAACCAACTCACGGAACGTTGCGTTCGCCCAGTCCCAACGGAGGTCAACCTCCCCAGGTCCTGAGTTACGGCTTGCCACAATAGAAAGTTTGCGGGTGGTATCTGCCCATGTATCGTCTACTTCAAGGGCAAAGACAACGTCGGCGTCTTGGAAAAACGATGAAGAGTAACCAATTGAGTTAGCGGTAACGCGACCGTTCTCTTTCTTCTTCTCTAGCGCCTGAGTAGTCAAAATAATCGGAACTTTATACTTTTGAGCAAGCAATTTAAACCCACGAGTCAAGGCAGTTAATGCACGTGGAGTGTCACGTTCTCCGCTTATTTCGTCTGTCATCAAGTAAACACCGTCAATGACAACAATGTCTGGTCGGTGGATTTGCATCTTTGCAACTACCCCGGACAAGGTTGTGCCAGAAGCAGAACCCACCAACCAGAACCCGTTGTGAAAGCGAGACGCTGTGTCATAGGTTCGCTTTAATCGCGCTTCGTCAGGAGCGTTAAGATCACCCGTAAGTAAACGAGATTGAGAAACACGAGCTGCAATAGCGTCATATCGATCGGCCTGCTCGTTGTTATTCATTTCAAAAGAATAAAACATAGGAACCATTTCAGTAGTTCTATGGATGTTATATGCCATCTGCATAGCCAAGGTTGACTTACCTGTTTTAGGTGTAGCAGTAATAACAATCAACTGACCGGGTTGTAGACCAAGAGTCGCCTTATCAATTGTAGGAAAACCTGTTGGAAGACCTAGAAGCCCGCCGGGATTCTTCTTTCGATCTAAGTAACGTTGCCAACGAGCCTCGCCAGTCTTTGTAATATCTACGTCATCGGTTTTACTTAGTCCATCAAGTTCCAACTTGATAAGGGAATTCTGCATTGCGTTAAGGGCGTTTGCATAATCTTTACCTTCAATACTGCTAACGATCTCTCCAGCGGCTGAAGCAATGACGTTTTCGCGTCGACGTTGTAATAGGGTGTCCAAAAGATAGTGAATGGAGTCTTCGCCCGGTACGGGGGTATAAGTAGGAAAGTTAGTATTAATTACTTCGAGGCTTGGTGATTCACCATATGTAGAAAAGTGTTGCTTAACAAAAATCCAAATCTTCTTGTCGGTCTCATCGTTAAACCAACTAGTTCCTACACCGCGTTCAAACAGCGTTGTTAGGTCGCGATCAATAATCGCTTTACTGAGTAATCTGCTTTCAATATTCATAAACGTGTCATATCCATTCCCCAGTGTCCGTATCTGAGCAATCTATCAGGTTTATCTATCACCCCCAAAACTTCTGGTCTATATGGGAGGGTCTTGATTAACTGATCCATTGAACTGTAGGACGTAAAGTACCTGAAAGGATTGGTTCCTGCAACATCGAGTTGTTCTTCTAGTTTTATCATCTGCTCGGCGTCAAACGTGTAGGAGACGCACTCGAGCGTGTAAGGTGTGCGATCGTTATAAAGCCATAAACGGCTTAGAAGGTCGGCTCGTACTTGAGCATGGGTTTTGCGTGTGATCTTTGTTTTAAAAAGTTTTTTTTCTTTTACGTCTGAAATCTGCGTGTCAATAAATAGATCGGTTGTTACTAGTACACGCATGGGGATTACATTGCTTATATCCCCCTTGTACATTAGAACACCTCTATTTTTCCAAATTTAATAATGAAGTCCCTAAACGCTTCGTCAGAGTCCTCTGCTTTTTGTGCATCTTCTGGAGTTGTGCGCGTAGAAATCTCGTGAGGATAAGTTCCTCCGTGTGAATCTATCCTACTCTGAACAAAACGGGTGTGCTTACATGTCTTTCTACCGTTGTAACCTGAGCATGTACAGGTTAAAGCACCGCCGGGTTTAATACAAACCTCAAAGATTCCAGGGCCAGGATTACCTGTTGGACTTAAAAAGATCTGTAACAGGCGTATGCCCTCTTCCACAGGTACTCCCCTCATCGCGCTCGTAGATCTCCTTGCGTAGATTTTACCTGAATATTGACAAACGCTTCTTGTGCAAAGCTAGCCAGTGCTGAATTATATTTCACCCACTCAGCCGTTGGAAGATTTGAAGTAATAATTGTTGGAAGACAGTTTGAGTATCTAGAACGAAGAACCTCATCTATGATGGAACGTTGCCACCCAGATGCAGATTGAAATTCTTTTCCGAGGTCATCAATAACAAGAACTTTAATGTTTCTAGACTCTGTTTTTGACTCACCCATAATGCTTTCCCATAGGGCTTCTTTAGTACCCTCAACGTAGTCGCTCATCAAATACCCGCGAAGGTTTACTAACTTAACGTAAGTAGTAAAAAACACTGGTTGGGTAGCATTAAACGGGAATACATCAAGGCTAACGGTACGCATAAGATCTTGAACAAGGGCGGCCGCTACGGTCGTCTTTCCTTGACCGGGCGCTCCAAAAAGCGCAAGCCCTTTACCCGCAAGATCGGTGCCCATAACATCAATAACTTTCCCTGACTTAACAAGATCCATCCATGTCAAAATGTCATCCATGTCGTTGGGAGAAATCTCGGTGCAGTCGCTTAGTTCTCTGCCAATGTACTTTGGAGGAATCTGAGAAGACTGTACCCATGATTGTCTACGAAACTTTAGATCGTCAAGGTTATACATTTTCTCCCCGTGCCTTCGCTAGTTCTGCCTTCAACTTCTTAGATTGAATCTCGCGCAAGCGATCATACTCAACCTGTTGATCAGGGGAAATGTACTCGTCTTTAGCCATAGACGCTAGTTGGCTGAACTGATAAATGAAAAACTTCCAAACAGCATCCGCGGTCTTAAATTGATCGATCTCGATTTGGGTAAACAGAATTTCCAGCATTCTGCATTCGATTTCTCCGTTAGTGCTGTACTTAGTACGGGCTAGGCGTAGCGCTGAAACAAAGCCAGTTTTGTTAACTTCAGTGATGCTAATGTTGAAATGGTTTCGACATTCATCCATGAAGTGGTAGAAAATATCCTGGGTTCCCCAAGTGTTTCGTGGTTTCTTATAACGCGTGTCTTTTGCGCTTTCGTGCTGTCGCTCTTGCTTAT